CCTGCAGGGTGTCGAAAATGGTGTGCCGCAACCGGTCTGGCTGCAAGCCGCTGCCCTGGCTGCGCGCACGGCGGTGTTCATTTCTGCCGACGCCAGCCGTCCGACCCAGAGCGGCACCATGCCCGGTATCGATCCGGCTCCGGCCAGTCAGCGTTTCACCCTGACCGAGCGTGAGTCGCTGCTGCGTTACGGCATCGCCACGGCGTACTACGAAGGCGGTTACGTGCGCATTCAGCGTTCGATCACCACCTACCAGAAGAACGCTTACGGCCAGGCGGACAACTCGTACCTGGACAGTGAAACCATGCACCAGTCGGCGTTCATCATCCGTCGTCTGCAAGGCATCATCACCAGCAAGTACGGCCGCCACAAGCTGGCCAACGATGGCACGCGCTTCGGTGCCGGCCAGCCGATCATCACGCCGAGCACCATCCGTGGCGAGTTGATTGCGCAATACGCACGTCTTGAAGAAGAGGGTCATGTGGAGAACGCCGAAACGTTCGCCCAGCACCTGATTGTCGAGCGTGACGGCAATGACCCAAGCCGCGTGAACGTGATGTTCCCGCCTGACTACATCAACGGCCTGCGCGTGTTCGCGCTGCTCAACCAGTTCCGCTTGCAGTACGACGAAGCGGCATAAGCCTAACCAACCCTTTCAAGCCCGCCTCGTGCGGGTTTTTTCATTCTGGAGATAAACAACATGGGTCAGAAAGTTGCGGGTACCTGCTACATCAAAGTGGATGGCACCCAATTGACCATCAGCGGCGGCGGCGAAGCGCCTCTGATGAACATCAAGCGCGAGACCGTCGTGCCTGGTTACTACAAGGAAACCGAAAAGGCCGCCTGGTTGAAATTCACCGCCGTGCATACCGCGGATCTGCCGCTCAAGCTGCTCACTACCGGTGTGGACATGACCATCACCTGTGAATTCAAGAACGGCAAGACCTACGTCCTGTCCGGCGCCTACCTGGTGGATACGCCGAGCAGCAAAGCTGACGACGGCACCATCGAGCTGCAATTCGACGGCAATCAGGGGAGCTGGCAATGAGTGAAGTCATCGACCTGGCCAGCCCGATCGAAGCGCACGGCGAAACCCTTTCGCAACTGACCTTCCGGCGCCCTACGGCGCAGGAAGCGCGGGCCATCAAGGCTCTGCCGTACAGGATCGACAAGAACGAGGAAGTTTCCCTGGATCTGGACGTGGCGGCGAAGTACATCGCCGTCTGCGCCGGCATCCCGCCCTCGTCGGTCAATCAGATGGACCTGTGCGACATCAATACGCTGAGCTGGAAGGTTGCGAGTTTTTTCATGGCAGCGGCATCAGCGACCTCGAAGGACTGATCGCCGTCGTTTACGACCTCGCGTATTTCTGGAAGACCGATCCCGAACTGATGATGTCCAGGGAGCTGGACGTCATCACCGAGTCGATCTTGCAGACGCAACGCATCAACCAGATCCTGCAGGGGGAGTGATGGCAGACACTATCAAGACGCTGATTACCGGCGTCGACAAGCTGTCTCCAACGCTGGCAACCATCCGCAACAACGTTGAAGGCTTCGAGACCAGGCTTGAAGGCTCTGGTCTTGGGAACGTCGAAGTGGGCGAGATGATCAAGGGCAATGCTTTGGCAGAGCCCTTGATTGCCGGGGTAAAGGCAGCGATCGGTTTCGAGACCAGCATGGCCGGCGTGAAACGGTCGGTCACCTTTGAAACACCGCAACAGTTCCAGCAGATGAGTTCCGACATTCTGGACCTCAGTGAACGACTGCCGGAAAGCGCCAACGGTATCGCGGCGATTGTCGCCGCGGGCGCCAAGGCCAATGTACCGCGCGAAGAACTGACCGGGTTTGCCAGCGACGCCGTGAAAATGGGCGTCGCATTCGATCAGACAGCGGCCGAGTCGGGCGACATGATGGCTTCGTGGCGGTCATCGTTTCAGATGACTCAGCCGCAGGTCGCGGCGTTGTCCGAGAAGATCAACGTGCTCGGCGGCAACAACCTGGAAAAGAAAATCGCCACCATGGTCACTGCAATGGGCCCGCTCGGGCCGGTTGCGGGGATGGCCTCCGGGCAACTGGCGGCCATGGGCGCAACCCTGGCCAGCGTCGATGTGCCGGCCGATGTGGCCGCCAGCGGCATGAAGCGTTTCATGCAGTCGTTGACCGAAGGTGGCGCGGCGAAAGCCGGGGCGTTCGAAGCGTTGCAGCTCGACGTCAATCAGCTGACCCAGGGCATGCAGAGCGACCCGTCCGGGACCATTGAAAAGGTTCTGACGGCGGTTTCCAGTGTTGATCCCGGCAAACAGTCGGACGTCATCACGCAGCTGTTCGGAGCCGAATCGCTGGGCGCGATCACGCCGCTGCTGGCCCACCTCGATGTGCTCAGGTCCAAGCTGGCCAAGGTCGGGGCGGGTGTGCAAAACAGCGGTTCCATCGAGAAGGAGTTCGCAGACAACTCCCAGACCACGGCCACTGCCATCAAAGAGATGACCAACCGTGTCGATCGTCTGGGCATCAATATCGGCAGTATGTTTCTGCCGGCGATGAACGAAGCAATGGCCGTGATCGGGCCGATGATTTCTCAGGTCGCCGCGCTGGCGGCCGAACATCCAGAGGTGATCAAGGGCGTCGTGGGCGCCGCGATTGCTTTCGGCGTGCTGCAAGTCGCCGTTCTCGCTGCGACGAGTGCCGCCAGGCTGCTGGCTGCGGTCATGGGCATGTCACCGTTGGGCCTGATCGTGCGCGGCCTCGCGCTGGCGGCAGGTTTTCTGATCGCCAACTGGTCGACCGTCGCACCTTATTTCCAGGCGGTCTGGGAGGCGATTCGCGGACCGGTGATGGCGCTGTGGGACGTACTCAAGGCGGTCTTCGCCTGGACGCCGCTGGGCATGATCGCAGCCAACTGGCAGCCACTGACCGAATTCTTTGCTGCGCTGTGGGACGTGATCAAGGCGCTGGCCACGCCGTTTTTTGATTTTCTGCAGACGCTGTTTGCGTGGTCGCCATTGGGCATGGTCGTGGCCAACTGGCAGCCGCTGTCCGAGTACCTGGCCGGCCTGTGGGAAACCATCAAGGCCGAGGCGCAACCGTTTACCGATGTGCTGGCAACGCTGTTCAGTTTTTCGCCGCTGGGCATGGTCATCGAGAACTGGCAGCCGATCAAAACCTGGTTCGCAGGTCTGTGGGCGGGCATCAAGCCATTCATCGAACCGATCATGAGCCGGTTTGGTGGCGACACTGATAAGACCGTCCTGCAGAGGGCGACCGAGACGGCCAATCGGTTCGCGGAAGAACAGCGGATACGCAACGCAGGGCCGGGCGGCGGGACCGGTGCGTTTCTGGCGGCCGGTGCCGTCGAGAACGTTCGCATGAATCAGCAGTTGCTCAATCAGGCCACTGGCGTGCCGTCGACCAGCCAATTGCTCGGCGTACCCACCCCGCTGGCGCCCGGCAGCCTGTTGTTGCAACAGGGCGCAGCCGGGGCCGGCCCGCGACTTGAAGGCGAGCTCAACATTCGCTTTGAAAACGCGCCGTTGGGCATGCGCGCCGTACAAGTGCAAACCAACCAGCCGGGTTTGACGATATCGCCAAACGTCGGTTATCGAACCCTCGGCGCAGGAGCCGGATCATGAGTACATGGCGTGACAGCCTGCTGCCGGCGTCTTTCCGTGGCGTCGGTTTTTTCATTGAAAAAGCCGTCGTTCCGGCAGGTCGCAAGGGGCAGTTGCATGAGTTTCCACAACGCGACGAGCCTTATTTCGAGTCGCTGGGCAAACAGTCGAAAGTGCATACGCTGACGGGGTTCATTGTCGGTCCCGACTGTTTCGAACAGCGAGACAGACTGCTACAGGCACTGGAGCAGGAAGGTGCCGGCGAGCTGGTGCATCCGTGGCTGGGTCGTGTGCAGGTCCAGGTTGGCGAGTGCGGCGTCACACACAACCTGAACGAAGGCGGACTCGTCCGACTGGACCTGAAATTCTATCCGGCCAACCCGCTCAAGTTTCCCGTGTCGACGCTCAATACGCGACGGCAGTTGCTGGGCGCGTCCGAGAGCCTGCTGGATTCGGCGCTCAGGCGCTACCGCTCGGTGATGGCCACAGTGGACGCGGTACGTATCAACATTCAGGCGCTGCGCAGTGCCTTGTCGGGCGTATTCGCGACCATTCAGCGGCAGTTCACACCGTTCATGACGATCTATTCGGATGTCACCGCGCTGGTGCATTCGCTGGTCAATGCGCCGTTGACGGTCAGCACGCTGTTTACCACGTTCTTCGCCAGTTTCGACGGGGACAGTCGTCGAGCCAGAAGAGCGAACGGCACCAGCAGTATTGGCGGGGCGAGTGCCGGGACAAGTGCCGGGTCAGGTTCCGGCAGCTCGACAGGGGGCGGCTCAGGCAGCGGATCCGCGAGTGGCAGTAACGGCACCGCTGCGAGCAGCGCGGCAGCAAGGTCCGGCAGCAATGGCGGCGTGTCCTCTGTTGAAACGGTCGATTATCGCTCCGTGATTTCCGAGGCCACGCAACAGGCGGAAGCGGTGTCCGGCATCAATCTGGTCAGCCAGGGCAGCGGGCTGGATACCGGCGTGACGGCTCAGGCCGCGGCCAATCTGGTTCAGGATGCCTTGTTGGTCAAGGTGGCGAAAATCGTCGCGAGCATGCCGGTTGCGACGACGGTCACGCCGCTCACAGTGGTGCCGTCGCTGGATCAGCAAGTGACGCAAGCGTTGCAGCGCGTCGATGTGCCGGTTGCCGATGACGTCATCGAACTGCGTGACACGCTGAGTTCGGCGATCTGGGAAGCGTCGTTGAAAGCCGATCCCGAACATTACCTGGCGCTCAACACGTTGCGTCAGGCGTTGATCAGGCACCTCAACGCGGTGGCGGCCTCCGGTGTACGTCTGGTGGACATGAAGGTCTCCGAGCCTTTGCCCGCGCTGGTGCTGGCCTATCGCCGATTCGGTGACGCCAGCCGGGCGCAGGAAATGGTGCAGCGCAATCGGCTGGCCCACCCGGGTTTCGTACCGCCAGGCACGCTGAAGATCGCACAGGAGTGACCCATGATCGACCCTAACGTTGTCACCCTGACGGTTGACGAGCACGACTATGCCGGCTGGAAGTCGGTGGAAATCTCTGCCGGGATCGAGCGTCAGGCGCGCAGCTTTGACGTGAGCATTACCTGGCAGTGGCCGGGCACTGAAATCTCGCATCCGATCACGCCCGGCGCAGCGTGCGAAGTACGTATCGGCGGCGAGTTGATTCTGACCGGCTGGGTGTTTGCCGCGCCGATCAGCTATGACGGCAAGCAAATCACGCTAAAGATTTCCGGACGCTCGAAAACCGCCGACCTCATCGACTGCTCGGCCATCAACAGGCCGAGCCAGTGGAAGGAGGTGGGGGTGTTGAAGATTGTTGAAGCGCTGGCTGCTCCTTATGGTTTGTCGGTGATCAGCGAAATACCGGAGACCTCGAAGATGGCCGATCACACCATCGAGCCTGCCGAAACCGTGTTCAAGTCCATTGACCGGCTGCTGACCCTGTTCCGGATTTTTTCCACCGATGACGAATACGGCAATGTGGTGCTGGCCAGGCCGGGTAGTCGTGGGCAGAGCGCAGACGCGCTCGAACTCGGCAAGAATGTGTTGAGCGCCGTCATCACGCGGGACTTTTCCGGGCTTTTTTCCGAGTACCGGGTCATTGGTCAACAGACCGGTAATGACCAGACGTTCGGCAAGGAGTCGTCGGAAGTCTCGGCAGAAGTCACGGATAACCGGCATGACGACCCTGCGCATAAAAAGCGTCTTCGCGTACTGGTCGTTCATGAGGATGCGCCGATCACACCGAAACTTGCCCTGAGTCGCGCCAATTGGGAGCGTGGTCAGCGGGCCGGCAAGGCGCTGCTCACCACCTACAAGGTCCAGGGCTGGCGGCAGTCCAACGGGGCGCTCTGGCGGCACAACACCATGGTCCGGGTGATTGATCCGGTCATCGGTTTCACAAGCCGCAACATGCTGATTTCAGCCGTGACCTACTCGCTGAGCGACCAAGGCACGATCACCACACTGGTGGTCGGTCCGCCTGAAGGTTTCCAGGCCGAGCCAGGTGACCCCAACAAGCGCAGCAAGGTGCAGGTCAATCAGGACGCTTACTCCTGGCTGCTGCCCATCGACGAGGAAACAACCTCATGAGCTTACTCAATCGCATGCTGGTGCGCGGCACGGTGGTGCTCGCCAGGGCCAGCAGCAAAAAGCAGGCGCTGCAAATGCGCCTCACCGCCGGAGAGGGCAAGGACGACATGGAGCACTTCGAACCCTATGGCTTCACCAGCAACCCGCTGGCTGGCGCCGAGGGCATTGCCGCCTTCATTGGTGGCGACCGGTCGCACGGTCTGCTGCTGGTGGTGGCCGACCGGCGCTATCGCCTCAAGGGCCTGGAGTCGGGCGAAGTGGCGATCTATACCGACGAGGGCGACAAGATTCACCTCAAGCGCGGCAAGGTCATCGACATTGAAACCGACACCCTGAACATCAAGGCGACGGTGGCCGTGAACTTCGACACACCGCAGATCACCCAGACCGGAAAGATCGTCTCCCAGGGCGACCAGCTTGCCGCTGGCATCAGCCAGATCAGCCATCTGCACGGCAACGTGCAGGGCGGTAATGGCCAGAGCGGGCCGCCCGTTGGAGGTGCTGGATGATTATCGAAGGCTCTCTGCAGGCGTCCTTGCTGCGCTCGGTGGTCATCAGCCTGTTCACCTGGCGGCGTGCCGAAGCGGACGACCCGTTCGACGATGCCGAGCGCTATGGCTGGTGGGGCGACACCTACCCGGCACAGGCCAATGACCGCATTGGCTCCAGGCTGTGGCTGCTGCGCCGGGTCAGGCTGACTGCCCAGACCCAGCGCGACGCCGAGTTCTATGCCCGCGAAGCGCTCGACTGGCTGATCGAAGATGGCCAGGTCAAGCACATCAACATCCTTACCGAACAGGTTCAGAGCAACCGCCTGAACCTGGGCGTCGAGCTGGTCGTCTCGGACGGTCAGCTCGTGCGTTTCAACCCTTCTGAACAGTGGCAGGTGATTTATGCCGTTTGAAACACCTACGTTACCGGCGCTGATCAACCGAACCCAGGTCGACCTCGCCGACGAAGCGCTGCGTCAGTCCGATGCGCGGGTATTGTCCCGTGCGCACAGCGGCGCGGCCTACGGTCTGTACGGCTATCAGGACTGGATCGCCGACCAGATTCTGCCGGACACCGCTGACGAGGAAACCCTCGAGCGGCAGGCCATCCTGCGCCTGAGGCAACCGCGCAAGGTGGCACAGGCCGCTACCGGCACGGTGCGCTTTACCGCTGCAGCCGGCGCGGTGCTGGATGCGGACACTGTGCTGCAGTTCAGTGATGGACGCTTCTACCGCGTCACTAAAGGCGTCACCACGGTTGCGGGCAATAACACCACCACGGTCGAAGCGGTGGATGCCGGTGTTCTGGGTAATGCGGATGCCGGTCTGGTCATGACTGCCGTGCAACCGGTCGAAGGCATCGACAGCACTTTCACCGTCATTGCCGACGGACTTTCCGGCGGCATCGCGCAGGAAAGTATCGAGTCGTTGCGTGCGCGTGTCGTGCGCTCCTACCGGGTCATTCCGCATGGCGGCAATCAGGATGATTACGTGACCTGGGCGCTGGAAGTGCCGGGCGTGACGCGCGCCTGGTGTGTGCGCCGGTTCATGGGGCCAGGGACTGTGGCGGTGTTCTTCATGCGTGACGACCAGGCCGATCCCATTCCTGACGCCGAGCAGCTGGCTGCGGTCGCTGCGTATATCGAGCCGCTGCGTCCGGTCACCGCAGACGTGTATGTGCTGGCGCCGGTGCAGAAACCGGTGGTCTACACCATCCGGCTCACACCGGATACCTCCGCCGTGCGGGCGGCGGTCGAAGCGCAACTGCTGGACCTGCACAACCGTGAGGGCGGACTGGGCGAAACCCTGTTGCTCACGCACATCGCCGAGGCCATCAGCCGCGCGACAGGCGAAACCGATCATGTGCTGGTTTCACCCGTGGCCAACGTTACTGCCGCGGCCAACCAGTTGCTCACGTTCGGGGGTATTCAATGGTCGTCATAAGAACTGCCGAACACTACGCCGGACAACTGCAGGCGCTGTTGCCACCTGGTCCCGCGTGGGATCCGGAGCGGGTGCCGGAATTGCAGCAGGTCATTACCGGCCTGTCCCGCGAGTTCGCACGCATCGATGGCCGCGCGTTCGACCTGCTCAACGAGATGGACCCCGCCACCGTCAGTGAGCTGGTCCCGGACTGGGAGCGGGTGATGAACCTGCCTGACCCGTGCCTGGGGCTCAAACCCTTGTTCGCAGACCGGCGCCTGTCTGTGCGCCAGCGGCTCGTGGCGACAGGAGGGCAGAACGCAGCGTTCTACATCGACATTGCCATCAGCCAGGGCTACCCCGATGCCACTGTGACCGAGCACCGAGCGCCCCGTATGGGGCGTTCGCGTTTTGGCCAGGCGCACTTCGGCACCTGGAGCGCGCAATTCATGTGGACCCTGAACACCGGCGGGCGCCAGCGCCTGGGCCGACGCTTTGGGGCCAGCTACTGGGGAGAGCGGTTCGGGGTCAATCCCGGGCTCGCCATCGAATGTTTGATCCGTCGAGCAGCACCGGCGCACAGCGTCGAATTCGTAAACTTCAACTGAGGAACACAATGTGGATTATCCCAAGAGTGTGCCGGGCGTAGGCTTGGCAAGCGGCAAGTTTGTAGATGAAAACCCGGCGACCGGCACCCCTGGTTCGCTGATCCCGGCGCAGTGGGGCAACTCGGTGACGCAGGAGATCTTGAACGTGATCCTGGGGGCTGGTCTCGTACCTAACGAGGAGGATGTCACCCAGTTACATCGAGCCATTCTTGGCCTGGCAGCATCCGATTACAAAAAATCGGTGCGTTGCGCCACGACAGTTTCCATTGGGCTGAGCGGTTTGCAGACCATCGATGACGTCACACTGGTGGCCGGTGATCGGGTGCTGGTCAAGAATCAGGACACTGCGTCGCAGAACTGGATTTATGTGGCCGCGGCAGGCGCCTGGGCTCGTGCGCAGGATGCGAACGAAAGCACCGAATGCACGCCGGGTCATATGGTGCCGGTGCAGGCCGGCACGAAGAACGCGGGCACCGTATGGCAACTGGTCAATACGACAGTGCCGGTGCTGGGTACAACTGACCTTGCGTTCGAGCGTCTGCTGGGACGCAGTGGTGTGGCCGCGGGTGATTACACGCGGGTCAAGGTCAATAAATATGGGCAGGTGGAAGAGGGGAGCAATCCGACAACACTCAGCGGCAATGGTATTTCGGATGCGTACACCAAGGCCGAGGCCGATCTGCGCGATCTTCAGCGGCCGCTACGTGATTCCATTACCTATGTGGGGCTGGCCAACAATAAGCCTGATGCGCCTTACATGCGCCGTGAGTCAGATGGTGCTTTGGTTGCCCTGCAACCGAGCCTGGGATTCACTCCGGTACAACAAGGAGGAGGTACCGGTCAGCTAGACAACAAGGTGAAGATCGGCTGGTCGAATAATGGCCTCAAGGCGATGGTCGATAATACTGACCTTGGCAATATCTGGTATGCGAACAACTTTAATCCAGCCACCAAAGCTGACTGGGGCACTACGCTGGCGTCTTATAAAATTACTGACGCTTATACCAAGGCTGAGGTGTATGCCAAAAGCGAAGTGGATACGCGTTTGGCAACCAGAGCATTGGCTGACAGCATTACTTATGTGGGGCTGGGCAGTGGGGATCTAGGGCAGCCCTACATGCGGCGTGCTGCTGACTCTGTCATTAGCTGGCTTCAGACAAAGTTGGGGTACAC